CTACCGGGGATAAAACGAAATGTATAGATAGTGATTGATTAGAGTGACGATGCATTGAGCGAACGATCAGAGGGTTAGCAGCGTGACATCCCCGGGCGAGGCCCGAAACGAAATGTGACTTTAGTGTTACTTACGTGTTACATCCCTTCGTGGTCTGAACGCATCGTTCAGTGTGTAATGTTACTTTGCCACCAAAAGCAGCCTGAAACGGCTCTATTTTGGCGGCTTTTTTTGCGCCTAAATCCCCCGTACATGGAGATAAGAGCCCATTTCTCGCCTTTTACTGCCTCTGTTGGACAACCTATTGCCTGAGCGTTCAAAAAGGCGTTCAGAGGCTCTTTGTGTTGCTTTTGAACGCTTCTCCTTTGTCGTTCGTTTGTTCTGCTTGATTCGATTTAGGGGGACATTAAGGGGGACGTTTAGGGGGACATGTTTTCCGAATAAAAAAAACGAAATATCCACGTTAGGGGGACATTTAGGAGGACAAATTCGTGTAAAAATTTGCTTCGTATAGTATCGTTACGCACATAATAACGATTGAATTTGCATGAAATAGGCGGTATAACACCCCCTTAATGATATGGTAAAATAAAACATATTGGCGCGTATAGTGCTGAATGTGTGCATTTTGCGGGATAATGGCGGTATGGATGTCCGTCAAAGGTGCGCGCGACGTCTTTCTCTACCCCATTGTGTTGAACCGAATGCTCGCTTTAACAAGTGCAAGAGCTTGGATGGAGTCAATCGGGATGTCCTTTGGGGAGTGGTGAGGATTGTGGCTGACAAGTCGGATGAACCGATCGTCATCTGCTTTCTGGATATACTTGATTGTGATGTAGCTTTCTCCGTCGATGTTGAAGGACAGTAGATACATCTCACCCCATAGGATGTTCTTGGATTCATTGGGGATCTCTTTATATAATACAATATCTCCGCTCTTCAGTAACGGATACATTGAGTCTCCTCTGACGTAGACAGCTCCGTCGCATGGAGGCAAGTCTGGTATCTGGATATGGCTGATTGGGGTCATTCGGCCTTGATCGGCAAATAGAGCTACCAGACCGGCTGTTGCATCGAGTTCGTATAGGGGTACGCTTTGCACGTCGATCCGTCGATCCGTTCGAAGTGTGAACTGCGACTGGATTGTTGCGCCAGTCGTCTGGGCGTCTTCGCCTCGAGTCATACTCCCTTTGCCGGAGAGCAGCCATTCAGCCGATATGTTCGCATTTGCGCATATTTTCTCCAGAACATCATAGGAAGGTTTGCCTTGGCGCGAGCCAACGACATTCTCTATAACGGTTGGCGATATGCCTACATGCTGGGCAAATGCTCGCTTATTGCCTGCGTACAAGCGATTTATAATTTCCGCAAATCGACCGTTAATGCCAGTATTCTTTTCCATATTCGCAAAAGCGTAAAAATGTTCGCAAAATATTTTGATTATTCGCATTTGCGAATTATATTTGCGTTGTCTTAACAAGTTAAGACGCGGTAAAGATAGTGAAAATTACAAGAATAACGAAAATGGGAACCGATATTAAGAGATGGCACACGCAAAGCCGCAAGGATCGGGTTTGTTTCTACCTGATAATTCGCGGGGTCGCCTTCAGTTACACCCCTGAGCTGGGAATCGTTTTCGAGGCTACGAAAGCCTTTGTGGATCAGATGGCAAATACCATGGTGACAGCCTACGGATGCTCCCTCAAACCGATCATCAACGAACTCAAATAAAGCAATGACAAAACAGGAATTCGAAGCCCGTACGGGCATGAAAACAAACTCCGAGGATTATGCTCGGATCGAAAAGATGTACATGGCCGCCGGCAATATGGACAAGGACTTGTTCTGCGCTGAATACAAGAAGGTGGGGACCAGCGTTCTGGTTGCCGAACTTTTCCGGCAGGTTATCGTCCTGAAGGGGCAACTTGAAGAGCGCAACAACGAGCTGGATGACGCGGCTCAGCGGCGAGCCGATGTCGCGGAGTTCCTTGTCGGGAAGGCTGCAGTACACAAGGACGACGACGGCGAAGACTTCTACCGGGTTGCACTTCGAATAGCCGGTCGTAATGCCTGTGTGCGTACCAAGCTCGAATACGGCTACCCTCTGAACGGAGAGGATATCTCCTTCCTCAAATCCCTGTTATAGTCCCAAGTATCAACCAAACAACCAAGCAAGCAATGAAATACATCAAGATCCAGCCATCAACGAGATCGCGCATTTGTCGCGTACTGGGAATCAGCCGAGTAACATTGTGGTCTGCTTTGACCTATCAGACGCAGAGTGCACTGGCCGAACGGATACGGAGGTTGGCCATGCATGAAGGCGGCCGCGTGGTGTGCGAAGTCGATGTGACCAACGGCTTCTCGCCCAACTGCGAAACGACCTTCTCACACGGCGACTCAACGGATGGACATGTTCGTCAGATCACGCAGACGTTTGCCAACGGCGTGGAGGTCGTCCTGATGGGAGAAGAGGCTATGGCCGAGATAACCCGAAATGGCACGCCGGTGAAGTCATATGCGAACGTAACGCTCGGCGACTGGATGCAGATTGCCTATGAGGCGCAAAGCCTTTCGGATTCACTCAGCCCTCAACTTCGATAGAGTATGAACAACACGCGACGAAAGATTCTCGATGAACTCGTTGAACGCCTGGAGGAGGTTAAGGCTCGACTGGAAGAGGTCCGGCAGGATGAAGAGGAGAGCTACGACAACCTCCCGGAGGCATTCCAAGAAGGATCTCGAGGGGAACGGATGCAGGAGGCGATTTCACGGATGGAAGATGCATTCGGGTCGATCGAGGAGGCGATCGACGGGCTGACAGAGGCCCGAGAATAACGGCTTGCCCCAATAGCTCAAAGGTAGAGCAGCGATGCGCATGGTCAAGACAGCAGGTTGCCGGTTCGAGTCCGGTTTGGGGCGCAAATGAAGTAAATGACATGGAGTGGTTCGGAGGAAACATAATAGCTGTAACGAAGCATGATCTGACGAGGTCGGATGATGGCGAAGGCGTTATGAGCGCCGATTGTTACAAGAAGCTCGTGACCCGGGGGCAACTTACGATGCTCCGGCCGGGCAAAGGGCTTGGGTCGTACGCCCTGATTGAGTACGCTTCGATGCCGAGCCGGTTCCGTGACCGGTTCGAGGCCAAATACGGAGATCCAGAGAAGACGATGAGACAAAATGAGATTACACTGGCAGCCGATCCGGAGGCGCAGCGGTTCTTTCACGATCACCTGCTGCCTAACGGAGAGCATCTGCCCGAGGAGAAGCAGAACGAATATACGTTGAACGCCCGGGTGCTGAACGCCCTGCGTGACATGTTCAACACCCAGCGGGCGATGCGCCGCGCGTGCAACAACAACACCCCGGTGATCTGGACGAATATCTTTGCTGCAGCCGAGCAGCTCCGGGCGGCATACGGGCATACGCTGCCCAAGAGTGAGGCCCGCCTGCGCGATAAGATGCGGCAGTACGCAAAGGAGGGCTATGCCTGTCTGGTGTCGGGGAAATTCTGCAACAGCAACACGCTCAAGATTACGAAGGCTGCCGGGCGTCAGATCATCGCATTGCGCCGGTGCCGTGTGCCGGTGTACACGACGCAGCAGCTCTTCGACGAGTTCAACCGGATTGCCGCCCAGCGTGGCTGGAAACCTCTCGAATCGAAGGCTTCGCTTGTCCAGTACCTCGAGCGCCCGGAGATCAAACCCCAATGGTATGACGCCGTGTACGGGGAGTTGGCCGCCAAGCAGCTCTTCGCGCGCCGGAACAAGACCGTGATGCCAACCCTGCGAGACTCGCTGTGGTACGGCGACGGAACGAAGCTGAACCTCTACTACAAGGCAGCCGAGAACGGCCGATGGGTGGTGCGCACGGCATCGGTCTACGAGGTGGTTGACGCCTACAGTGAGACGCTGCTCGGTTACGCTGTGAGTGACACGGAGAACTTCGATGTGCAGTTTCGAGCCTTCCGCATGGCAATCGAGACATCTGGCCACAAGCCGTATGAGATCGTCACCGACAATCAAGGCGGCCAGCGCAGCAAGGTTGCGCAGCGCTTCTTCGCCAACATCTGTCGGGTGAACCGCCCGACAGCTCCCTACAATGCCCCGTCGAAGAGCATCGAATCGATCTTCGGACGCTTTCAACGTCAGGTGCTGCACCAAGACTGGCGATTCACCGGAGGTAATATCTCCTCGAAAGAGTCGTGGAAAATCAACCGCGAGTTCCTCGAGGCGAACAAGGAGCAGCTCTACACCTACGAGGAGATGCTCGCGGCCTATGCCGCCGCCCGAGGCCAGTGGAACTCCATGCCGCACTATGAGACCGGAGTCGCCCATGAGGAGATGTACCGCACGTCGGTCAATCCGGAGACGGATCCCGTGACAGAGCTGGATATGATCGACCTGTTCTGGCTGACGACCGAGCGCCCGAGCCTCTTCTCGGCTGATGGCATCACCATCCAGTACCGCAACCGAAAATACACCTATGAGGTGCTCGACGCCTCCGGCCGGCCCGACATGGAGTGGCGGCGGGAGAACACCGGCCGGTCGTTCTTCGTGCGCTTCGATCCCGACCGCATGGATCGCGCGCTGCTCTACGAGGAGACCCCGATGGGACTGCGCTTCGAAACCGTGGCCTATCCGTACCTCACGGTGCGCCGAAACATTCAGGAACAGCGGCCGGGCGACATGGAGCTGCTCCGATGGAACGACGCTCAGATCAAGGAACAGCGCGTTCGTCGCCAGATCGAGAATCATGCACTCGAACTCGAGCATGGAGTCGCCCCGGAACAGCACGGGCTCCGCACCCCGGCCATCAAGGGAATCAGCGAACGGGAGTTCGAGCGACTGGCCGATACGGTCATGGTGGTGCCGACGCCGCCGGCCTCCGAGCCGATCGCGGTTGGCGAATATACCAAAGCTGTAAGCAATACGGACTACGATCCGACCTCCATTTTCAACAGAATGTAACTTTCAATCACAGCCAATATGAAACAGTTATCACTTGAAGAGAAGAAGAGCATTCAGGCTCAACTGCAGGCGTATGTCGCCAAGTATCCCAGCCAGGCGAAGGCCGTTAATTCACTGACGGGGGTCAGTGTTGGAACTATCAGCGTAATTCTGAACGGTAAGTTCGACGGCGTCAGCGACGAGATGTTCGCGCGCATCCGCGCCCAGGTGGCGCCGGTCGGTGCCAGTGACTGGAACCTGTGCGAAACGACGGCGTTCCGGGAGCTGAGCGCCATCTTCGAGGACGCGCGGCAGAACAAGAATGTCGCATGGATCGTCGGCAGTGCCGGAATCGGAAAGTCTACGGCCGCCCGGGCCTATGCCGCCAGCCACGAAAACGTCTTCCATATCTGCTGCTCGGAGGATATGCAGCGCGGAGATTTCATCCGGGAGCTGGCCCAGAAGATCGGCATCAAGAGCAACAAGGAGAGCCTGCGGGAGCGCCTGCAGATCGTTACCGACCAGTTGAAGACGCTCGACAATCCGCTGCTGATCTTCGACGAGGGGGACAAGCTCATGGACTGCGTCTTCTACTACTTCATCTCGATCTACAACGTCCTCGAAGGCCATTGCGGCATCGTGTTCCTGTCGACGGAGTACATCAAGCGACGCATGGAGAACGGCCTCGCCTACAACAAGAAGGGGTATGACGAGATCTTCTCGAGAGTCTGCCGTCGCTTCATCGACCTCACGCCGGTGACGGCTCACGAGGTGGATGCTCTCTGCAGGGCCAACGGGCTCGACGACGATCGAAAGATCGCCGAGGTGGTCAAGGACGCATCGACCTGCCGGTTCGACCTGCGACGTGTCCGCAAGGCCGTACACAAGACCCGTCGCATCGCCGAAATCAGAGGTTAAACGCTATTCAAACGACGTTCAAATGGGCCGTACACTATCCGCAAAACAAGTCCTGACGATCAAGTACCGCACGATCGCGCCCGGAGGTATCTGGGCCGATTGTGTCGGCACGATCGGCCGCTCCGGCGTGATCTTCTTCTGGGGCAACAGCGGCAACGGAAAGACCTCGGCCGTGATCTCGTTCTGCCGCGAGCTGTGCCGCCTGGGTCTGCGCGGTCTCTACCTGTCGAAAGAGGAGGGTGTCGATCTGACCATGCAGGAGACGCTTCGCCGATTCAATATGGCCGAATGCGGCAGCC